GGCTGTCGGCGTATCCCGTGCCTGGGGTATCCCCAGTGGATCGCCGCCGCGTACGGGGCGGTAGCCACAATCCGGACCCGTTTGCCGTCCGCCGCTAAAGCCTGGTGGGACGCGGCGAGCCGGCCGGTACGTTTCGGGCTGTTCGCCTGGGCTTCCACGAGCAGCTCCCGGGCGCCGGCCGATAGGGGGTCGCGCATGTCGGCGAACCCGGCGGACACGTCGGCCAGCATCGCGTCGAAAGCCGGAAGGTTCGTGAAGTCGATCGAGTAGCTATCGGTCATCCGGCGGGCGGGGTGACAGTCGGTATGCCCTGCACCGGCCACGCAAACTTCGATATCACCAGGGCGCCCGCGGCGAGCTCGTCGGTCGTCCAGCCGTCGTCGATCAGGTTCCCGGTCCATGTCGGGCCGGTAGGACCGATCGGCAGGAACTCGAAAGGCAGGGTCTGGTCGATGTTCTCCTGCACGTAGTAGTAGATCCCGGCCGGGTCGGTCAGGTCGAGCAGGGCGCTACCGGTGATCTGGTAGGACCGGACCGCGGTCGCGACGATCAGGTCGCCGGTGAGGACCAGTTGCGGGGCGTCGCGGGTGATCGTCTGCGGGACCCCGAGATTGGTGATCTGTGCTTCGAGTTGCATCCCGGTTGTCGTGTCACCCAACTTCAGCGTTCCGAGCAGCTTGGTGGCGATGGTCGGCATTTCGTTTACCTCCGGGCGGGGTTGTTTCCAATACGGTCAGGTCGAAGCGGTAGCACGGCCAAGTGTCGGAACGGATATTGAGCGTGGTCGACACCCACGTCAGGGCGGCGGCGGACAGCGGGGCCAAAGCGGCCAGGACAATGTCGAGTAGGTCGGCGTCGCCGGCCAGGTTGTCGACACCGCGCACCGGGATCACGTACACCCACAACACGGTGGACGTTCCGCCGGCCAGGGTGATCGTCGCGTCGGTGCCCTGCCCCAACTTGATATAGCTCACTGGCGGGGTGATGTCCCCGTCGCGGACGGCTACCCGTAAGCCCGCGGCGTTGAGAGCGTCGACCACTTCGGCGACCGTGACCGCAACACTCATGCGACCGCCGGCCTGCCCTTGCGGAGTATCGCTATCGCCCGGTTTCGTACCGTGAACGGCCCGTAGGCGGGGTTCATCACGTCGATACCTTCGCCGTGGTTGCGGGTTTGGTACCACCAGGCGCCGAGCATGAGCACGGCTTCCCACTGGTCGGAGTCGACCGGGCCGGCGGTCGCATCCAGTTCGGCTTGGCTGATCGCCGCGTCACGCGCGCCGTCGTTGGCCGCGGTGACCCGCGCGGCGTCGACGGTCGGGTCCAAGCCGAGCCATGCGGCCAGGTCGGTGTCGGCCGGCCAGCCAGTCGCCATTACTTGCGGGTCGACCCGGCCCGGCTACCGCTCGTCGAGCTGGTTTCGCCGCCGCCCGGATCGTCGAACGAAATAGGGGTTCCGTTGGTCATCATGCGTACCCCGAGCACTTGGCGGGTCCAGAACGCGACCCCCGAATATTTGACCAGGGTGATCACCAGCGGGTTGTTCCCGTTGTATTCGATCCGGAAGTTCATCACCGGCGTTGCGAAGCACACCGCGTCGCCTTCGGTGAACAAGAAACTGGTGTTGGCGGTGAGCGGCGCGGCGCCTTCGGGCAGGGTCGGCACACCGAGGATCGTGGCGTCAGAAGCGGCGTTGCCCTGAGTGCCGGGGCCGTACATGTTGGTTGCCCCGTCCCATCCGAGCAGCGGCCGGTCGGCTGCATCGTCGGCGCCGACCGCCGCGGAGTACTCGGCGGTGGGGGTGACCACGTTGCGGGTCGGGGCGTGGCGGGTGACCCGCTGGGCGGCCATCTGTTGGCGGACGATGGAGATGTACCCGGCCCCGTTGGTGTAGTTGACCGCGGCGGCGGTGTGATTCGCGGCGGTCGACCAGAAGGCGATCGCCCGGGTTTCGATGTCCTTCAACCATTCTTCGTCGAGGGCGTTGTTGGCGATCATGTCGATAGCCGGGTTCGACGACATCGCCAGAGCTCTAGAAAATTCATAACTTCCGTACACGACTTCGGGGGTGACGGTGTCGACGGTCGCGGCGATCGTGCCGGCGGCCGGCGGGGTTACCTCGTCGGCCGGGGTTCCCGACAGGCCGGCCCGGGACACTTCGCGGGGGATCGTGAACGGCGTGAAGTCGCTGATCGGGCTCTTGGTCGCGGCGTTATAGACCGGGGACTCGTAGGCGATAAGCGGGGTCCAGAAGTCGGGGCGGTAGCCGGGCGGGATGATCGGCGCCATGCTCCCGGTGTCACCCGGGGCGGCCATCACCTGGGCGTGCCGGGACGCCGCGCGGGCCATCGCGATAGTGGCGGCCTGGATCTGGCGGGGGTCGGCGTTGAACCTTTGGGCTTTGACCAGCCGGGCGCCCGCCTCAGGGTCGCCCTCATGCGATAGCCACGCGTCGCGGAGCATCGAATGGGGGCCGCCGAGCTGGTACGGGTAGGCGTCCTGAACCCGGGCCGGTGCGCCCGCCATCACCGGTAGCGGTGCCATCGCCGCCGCGGTCGGGGTGACCGGATCGTCGCCGCCGCCGCCGGGCAGGTCGTCGGTAGCGATCGAAGCCGCGGCGACGGTAAGCGGGCCGTCAAACCGGACAGTGGTCACGTTCGATGTGTCAGACACGGCGGGTTCTCCTTCGGTGGGTGCGATTACTGCTGGTGCTGGTGCGGGCGGGTCGGGTGCGGCGGCGGTCACCGACGCGACCCGGGCCGCGTCGAAAGCCGGTTCAGACAACAAGGCGACGTGCCGGCCCCGCGCGGCAGTCACATAGGTGCCTTCGGGGCGGTCCTCCGCGGTCAGCACGTCGACACCGACACTGAACCCGTCCCTGAGGCCTTCCTGGGCGTCGGCCAGGACCTGGTCGCCCGCGGGCCCGGGCGGAACCCTGAACGTCGCTTCCAGCCATTCGCCGGTGTCGGTCGCCGCCACGAACACGGCGACCGGCTGGGCGGGGTCGTGGTCGAGGACCAGTTTGGATCGCTCGCCGAGAATGATCGACCCCCGGGCGAAAGCCACGGTCTGGCCGGTCGACACTGCGGCGTAAACGTCCCAGGGGACTACCGGGCCGCTGATAGTCCGGGCTTGGCGGTCAGCTCGAATACCAGCGGTCGGCGCGGCCAGACGTATCTGCATCGAAGCTCCTTACGGTGCGGCCGGGACCGGCGCCGGTGCTGGGGCCGGTGTAGCGGGTGCCGGATTCGGGACCGGGATCGCGGCGGGCGGCGGCGGGGCGGGCTGGTCGGTCGGCAGGGCGTTCGGGTCGGGTTCGCCGGGCATCGTGATATCGAGGTCGAGGGCGGTAGCAAGCTGGTTGACCAGGGCGGGCGGGGCGCCGGACTTGAGTGCCCCGACCATCACGTCAACGCGTTGCAACAGGGTGAGCCTGGTGAACGCGTCACGGTCGAACTGCACGTACTGGCCGCGCGGTGTCACGTCGGTCGCCGATAGGCGGCCTTCGATCGCCCGAAGGTACGAATCCAAGCAGTCATCTAGGAACGCGGCCCGGTAGTCGGCCTGGTTCGTGTACACGTAGGACGAGCTGGAACCCATCGCGGCGGACACCAAGGTCGGGTTGACGCCGGCCATGCGGGCGAGCTGGGTCGCCATGTACTGGCGGGCTTCGATCATCTGAAGTTCTGCCGACGACCAGCCGAGCACCCTGGCGTCAAGGTTCTGCGGGGTGTACGCGGTAGCGCCGAGCCGTCGCGCGGTCCGCCAACTGTCGACCAGGGCTTGGGCTTCGGGGGTTGCCATCGGCTCGCCGCCGGTCTGGTGCAAATCGATGTTCGGCAACGGTTCGCTGGCGGCGGTCCCCGCCGCGGTTTCCAGGTCGAGGGCGGCTTGGATCGTCGAACCCCCGTAGTTGCACACGCCCTCGTGGGGGCCGTCGATCACGACCACGTCGGTCGGCGGGACCTGAAACCCGAGATAGTAAATCTCGGTGTTCTGCCACTGGGTACCCCAAGCCAGCATCGCCGGGTCGTAAGTCAACTGGCCTGGCATCACCCGGCGGAACATCACCGGGAACCCGGTCGCATCGCGGCCCAACACGATCAGCGTGGACTTACCGGCGAAGAACAGGTCATCGATCACCCACGACCAGAACACCGAACTGGGCACGGTCGGCGCCGGGTCGGGGTTCTGACACCAGCCAGGGTCGAGCTTGATATCTCCGGTGTCGGTGTTCGTCCGGTACCGCTCAAGCGGCATCGATGCGACACCCCCGGCGAGCTGCCCGCGGATATAGGCCAACGTCGGTACCCGCATCGCGGAACCCCGGTCGATCGACCCGAACCCGCTCAGGGGCCAGCCGACTTGGCCCGGATCGAACGACCGGTTTCGGTAGACCGGGCCGGCTGGGGCGGTAGCCGGGTCGCCCGCTGCGTCAATGTCGCGCGACCTTCGCCACAATCTCACCGCCCCTTACTGTGAAGTAACTACCTGCGGTCGGCAACTATGACGAACGGGGCCGGCAGGCGGGGCGTCGACCGGGCCGCCCAGGCGGCCAGGGTGACGGCGACCAGCGGGGCTATTGAGCCTTCGCTGTTGCGCCGCGACCAGGCCCACCCGTCCCCGAGCGGGCGCCGGCCGGCGCCATGTAGCGCGCCGTCGAGTATGGCCTGGGATCGGTGGGCGATAGACCTATTGGTGATCTCGTCGATCAGCCCGGCGCACGCGCGGGCCATCTGCCCGGCGGACGTTTGGAGCACGTCGAGCCCGGCCAGCTCCAACCGGGTCGCGATCGTGCCGGCGTTCAGCGAGTCCGCGACGATCAGACCGGCCCGGTTCGCCGCGCGCCACGCCCTGGCTTCGCGTTCGATCCAGCCGGTACCGGAACGGTCGTCGACCACTTCGACCACGACCCGCCCGTCGCGCGCGACCGCGGCGGTCGCCATGCTCGCCGAGCTACGGTCGGCGGCGACATCGAAAGCCAACACCGCCGGGGTCGCGCGAACGTCGAGGTCCGCGAGGTCCGCCCAAGCCGACAAGTCGATCCCGGTCTTCAGGGCGCGGGGCCGGGGCCACACGTTCAGCACCGACCGCTCGAAAGCGGCGATGCTCGACGACCGGGCCAACTCGGCGGCGATCGCCTGCTCTGTGATCGTGTCGCCCAGCGCGGGGTGTGCTGTCCACCACGTGGCCGGGCTGGTCGGGTCGTAAGCGGGGTCGTCGGGGTCGGCACCCCAGTCGAATATCGCTATCGACGGGTCGCCCGACTCCAAGGCCTGCTCGCCGCGTTCTAGCCAGCCGTCCCACCACGTGCTGGCGATCGTCCCGCCGGCCGACACAATCCAGGTTTGGGATTGCGGGCGGGTGAGCTGCGCCGGGAACACCGCCATTTCGACACCGGCCCCGGCGGCCAGGTCATGCGACCAGGCTTCATCGATGACCGCCAGGTCGACGTTCGTGCCGTGCAAGGCGGCTTCGATCGGCGGGAAACACGTAACCGTCGTGTTCAGGCCGCGCAGCTCGAACGATTCGCTCCCCGCGCGAAGCGACACCTTCAGCCGGCCGTTCGGGCCCGCGAGACCGCAACCCCTGAGGATCGGTAGCCACTCCCGGCGGAACGTCCGGCCCGCGTCGCCGCCGGTCTGCGCCGTATACCAAGACTGAGACCGTGGCTGGCCCAACACTCGGCGGGTCAACTGGGTTAGGGCGATCGCCGTCTTACCGGCCCGGCGCGGCACGTGCAACACGACCAGCGGGTGGAGCATTTCGCCGTCGTCGGTCAGTTCGCCGGCGACCCGGTTGACCGCGGACTGCCAGGTTTGCATCGGCCGGCCGAACAGGGCCGCCCCGACGTTGTCCGCCGCGGTGCCCAACGTGCGGGCGCCCCGGGTCGGTTCAGTCGCTAGGCGTGGTGGGACCCGTAGCCGCTGCCAGTAGCTGGTCGAAAGCATCGCTCACCGGCCCACCGACCCCCCGCAATCTGGCCTCAAGCTCGCCGGTCAGCCGTAGGGCTTGAGCTTCGTGGTACTCCTTGCCCTCACCGCCGCGAAGCTCGTCGCACCGATCCGAGCACGTCCGCAAGAGAGCGATCAGCAACGTGTCGGCCGGCTCTACGCGGCCCAGCTTGCGAAGCTCGCGCACCGTCCGATCAGTCGCCTTGCGGATCCGCTTCACCGGCTTAGGACCGGTGTCCAGATCGAAGAGCGGATCCTGCGGCACGGCCTCTAGGCCGCCCGGGACCGGAGTCGGGCGGGACTACCGGCCCCGGGTCGGGCGATCAAGTGTGCATCGGCGGCGATTGGCCCAAATCTAGTTACATCGGTTGGGGTTTGGGTTGTTCGGGGGAGAAACGGCACTGGCGAAGCACTTGCGGAGACCTTCCGGCCAAGAAACGCGAACGGCCTAGCTCAGTCGGCCGATCCCCAGGCCAGCCGCTTGCGCCGAGTCCAGCTCGCCCCTTCAGAACGATTGCATGACGAATGCGCCGGGTGTAGCCGGCCACCCGACCCCCGCACGTGGTCCAGATCCCAGGCCCCTGAAATCCGCTGATCGCAAAGGTGGCACACCACATCACCGGCGGCGACCCGGGGCGACCAGGCCCTACGCGCCCGGCGATACAGGGGGGTCTGGTGTGGATCGGGGGTACCCACTAAATCCCGGCAGGGGGTAGTGCTACTTGTCGGCAGGGGTATCGGCTTCGACCGTGGGGGTCGGCTTCGCCTGGTAGCGGTACCGCCGCTGGTACTGAGTGTTCGCCGCCACACAATCAGCCCGCCGGCATCCCAGGATGTAGCACGCCCTGGTGCCGTGGCCTTGCTTTGACTTGGCTTCGTCCAGCCGTAGCCGGATCACCTTGCCCACGGGATCCAAGGGTAACGGCGCGGTAGGTCTGAACTGCGGTTATCGACTCGATGAGTCGCCTACCTATCCACTCGGTGTAGTCGGGCGGGATCGCCTGGGTTAGCTCGCGGCTGGTCATCCAGTCGATCCCCATCGCGGTCGCTCGTCGAGCTGCGTCGCCGTGGTGGTTGGGGTGTCCAGTGACGTGTACCACCGGCGACAGGTAGCCGGCCGGGTGATCACGGTTCGTCGCCCTGAAGCGCGGGGTCTGCCAATGGTGCGCGCACGGTGGGGCGAGCACGGCGGTATTCGTGGCGAACCACCGGTGTCGTCGGACGTCGAGCCCGAACGATGACCCGCACAACCTGAAGCGGTACACCGTCGCGGCGAAGCGGGCACGGTCGACGTTCTCCACCACCCAAGGGATCGACAGGCCAGCCAAGCGGTCGATCGTGGCGGCGAGCATCCAGCCGGTGCCGTGCCGATTGTGGCTACCGCTGCGGCCGGTGGCCGGCGAGTGATCGTGGCAGGGCGGCGAAGCGGTGATCACGTCGTACTCGTCGAGTCGCCAGGTCATCGCGTCGCCCTGGTGGAAGTCGAACGGGTAGCGCGGCTGAGGTTCGATGTCGATGCCCACCACGTCGAACCCTGCCCGGTGGTAGCCCATCGCCGCGCCACCGGCACCACAGAACAGATCCAGCAAGCGCGGCCGGCTCACCGGGTTTCCCATATGCGGCGAAGCGCGGCGATCGTGGCGGCGTACCGCGATAGCCGGCTACGGCGTAGCCGTTTCGGTGCCGGCCTCATGCGGGTAAGCCGTTGTCGCGGCGGAACTTGGCTAGCCATGCGTCGTCAGCTTCGCGTTCCGTTGGTTCAGGGGTTGCGATCCCGCCCGTTTCGGGCGGGGCGGGATCGTGGTCTTGGCTCGCGCGCGAGGCACTTGAATCAGTAGAACCCCCTCTGACTACGTCAGGGGGTTCTTTAGAGGCTATGGGGGCCATAGTGGCCCACGTTTGAGCGTCGATCGTGGGCCATAGTGGCCCATGTTCGTCTATCCGATCGTGGGCCATTGTGGCCCGCGTTTCTTCTTCGGCGTCGAGCTTGGAGCGGACGATCGTCAGGGCGCGGTTCGGGCAGTCGGCATGGTCGTGGTCGGTGGCCAGACACCACCGGCACCGCGCGAGGGCGGGTTGGTCCACTTGCTCTACCGGTTCGGTGGATTCGATCGGGGCGGCGATGTCGGCTGGTCGGATCAGCCGGTATCGGGCGTTCCGGCCGGGCTGGTCCCCACGTGCCCGGGCTGGTCCCCACACCAGGGCGAGCACGCCCAGCTCGACTAGCCGCGTCCGGTGACGGTTGAAGCTCCGTATCGGCACACCGGCGCGCGCGGCCAGCTCGTCGCGCGACGCCCACACTTCGCCCGAGCGGCCCACGGTGAAGTGGGCGTCGAGCACCGGGTGAAGCTGGCGCGGGGTCATTGCCAGGAGCTGGTCGCGTTCGTCGCGGCTGAGGTACGGCGCATCGCCGGCCCCGATCGTGGTGATCGTCTTAGGCCGGCGGTAGGGAAGTCGCGGCTGGTTGGGATCGGGATCGCGCGTCCCGGCCCCGCCGGTGGGTATCTTCTTCGGCAACGTGCTTCCGCCTCTCCTGAAGGTGGTTTCACTAGTCCCTTTCCCGGCGTGCAACCGGGATTGGTGTGGCGCACGGTAGGGGGTTCCCACTTGGTGGTGGTGGACCCCCTAACCGCGTTAGGCCCTAGATCGACCCGCTTTGGACTTGGACTTGTTGCCGTTCTGTCGGCCCGTTACCACCGGCGTCGCGGTAACTGGATTGTTTAGTACACCGCACTAATGCGTTGACGACCTGGTGCCCTGATCAGCACCTATCGCGCGGGCCGTATTTGGGTCCGCGAGCGTCGACCGGCGAAAGTGCTGGTCAGGGCGTGATTGCAGATAACCACACTTATCGGGACCAGCGAGCTACGCGCCCCTATCTTTGCGATCGCTTAGGGTCATCGCCCGGGAAGATTGGGAGTGTGCCCGGAAGGGAAAGCCGGGCACGCCACCCGCACCACCACCACCACCAGGAGGTCGACATGTCGGACGATCGGGAGACCGACCGCGCGGGCCAGGACTGGCACCAGGTCGCCCAAGAGCAGGCACTACTTGACAACTGGCACGCGGTCGCCCAGGAGGTATCCGATCACGCGATGCTGCCGATCGGCGCGCGACTGGTCGAGCTGTTGCCCGGGGTGTGCCTGGTGGCCGGCGAAAACATCGACTTCGACGACGACACCGGCCGATCGGCGCTACTCGCCGCGATCGCTGAGGGCTTGACACCGTGGGACACCGCCCGGATCCGCGTCGAGCTGATGATCACCCCCGCGGAAGGTCGGGCACTGATCGAGCTGTACGAAAACGGGTAGCTAGTGGTCCCTGATCCCGTCCGGGGTGTCTGCGGTGTTGGTTTCGGAGCACCGTGAGGTCAGATAGCGCCGGTCGGGATCAGGGCGTTTACCCGCAGACCAGGCTAGAACGCCCCAGGAGCGGCGCAACCCCCAATCTGGCCCAGTTACACCAGGTGGTGGCTTGCGTCGTCAGGTCCGCCGGCCGATGCGGCCCAGCAGGTCGTCGACGGGCACTAACCCAACCAGGACCAAGCCGACGACGAGCTGCCCTAGGTGCTCGCCGTCCGCGAGGGCGTCGACGATCACCGCAACCCCTAGCAAGAACAGGATCAGTCGACGTGCCCGGCCAAGCGACCGGTCGTCGAGCACGTCAGGTTCGTACCTTGCCGGATCCATCGGCTGGGAAGTCGTAAGCCCGATGGCGGTCGCCGTTGTCGTCGATCCCGGCTTGGCCGGCGTCGAGCACGATCCGGTATCCGCCGCCCTTGGTGTCGGGGCGCACGTCGATCCCCACGACCGGCCAGCTCTGCGCGTTCATTTGCGGATTGTTCGTCGCCCCCAGGTACGGGGCGCCCTGGTAGCTGAACACGGCGCCGGGCGGCTGGCTTGTCGGGTCGCACACCCAATAGCCGCCGGACTTCGGGTCGGTCAGGATCATGTTCTCTTCTCCGATCAGATCGGCGTCGGTGTCGGGGTCGACGTCGGGCACGGTCCCGCCGCTGGCCATGGTGAGCACTTGATCCCACGGAAACGAACTGCCCGGGTCGCTATGTCCCCCGCCCCACGCGCCCAAGTCGCCGTGCCCGCACACCCCGAGCCATCCGCCCTGGGCTTGCGCCGGGGTCAGCTTCTGGATCGGGATCCCGAAAGCGGCGCACTCTTCGGCGATCCACTCCGCGCAATTGCTGAGCATCGCCGGGTGGCCGGCCCAATCGGTAGCGGTCCAAGCCGCGAACCCGCAAAGCTCCGCGGCTACCGCTACCGGGTTCGCGTTGCCCTGGGTCCAAGCCTTGTAGCCGCGTTGCACGTACTCGCCGATCGTGTCGGGCGTGTCGTCGATCCCGACGTGGCTACTCACGGCGCCGGGCGTGCCGGCGGTCCCATTGAAGAACGCGGACAGGTTCTGGTAGCTCGAAGCTCCTTCGGTGGTGTGAACCACCACCAGGGCGACGGTGCCGTTACCGCGCGTCGAGTAGTTCGGGCACGGTAGCCACACCCGGTTAAGGCTCACTCGTCGGGCGGGGCCGGGTGGCCGGTCGGCTCTTCGTCAGGTTCCGGGGCCGGGTCGGGCAGTTCAGGTTCGGGCTGAGGGCTTGTCATGTTGTCGGGGTTCCTTCCTGGTCGAAGTAGGCGGCGGCGATCACTGGCCAGTTCGCTTGTGTGAGGGAAAGCAGATCTTCGTCGAGCACTAGCGCTTGGTCGATCGTCCCTTCGCCGGTGTCCACCTTGTCGGCGATCCCGGGGCCGGCCGCGTTGGCCCGCACGAAAGCCGAAAGCTTGTCCAGCTCGCCCCTAAGTACCGCTTGGGCGAGGGCGACCCAATCGGGTCGCTGATCGTTCACGAAGCTCTCGGCTTGGCTGATCGCGGCGGACTGGCTTCGACCGTTGAAGTCGGAATCGGCGGTGAGGGCGGATTGGGTCTGGTAGCTCATATCGATCCCTTCAGATCACGGGGCCGCGGTACGACACGATGAAGAACGATTCCGTCGGCCCGGTGCGAAGCGCCGTGCTGGCCATGCTCGATTGGACCCAAACGGCGAGCGTGTCGCCCGCCGCGCACGACCGGATATCGGTGCCGTGAAAGTCGGATTGCACGTTCGCGTAGCCCTGGGTGGTGTAGGCGACGGCGGTCCCGTTCTGGCGAAGGGTCGTCATCGCGTAGTACCCCGACGCGATGGATAGACCGACATTCCAGCGAATGTCGTAAAGCCCGGCTACCGGGCACGTGTAGAGACCGGTCGACGTCGAATAGCAAGCTTGCGGGTCGTAACCCTTGGTGTCCCACGTGAGTAGTACCGGCGTGGCCGGGGTCGCTGAGCAACTGAAGTTCGCGGCGCGGTGAACCCGGGCGGTGTAGCCGGCCGATAGCGGGCACCACGCCCCGGCACGGCGGACCCAAGCCGACATTGTGTCGACCTGGAAGCAAAGCGCCCCGTCGTGCGGGGCGGACCACTGGTTATCGCGGTCGCCGGCCCCCAGGAACACTTGCATTGTCTGGTCGTATGTGGTGTTGCCCCAAACGGATTGGATTTCGTCGCCCGGGTTGACGACCAGCCTTCCGGCGGCTTGGGCGCCTGGGGCGACGAGCTGGCCGGCCTCATTGAGTAGCGGCCGGGTGTCACGGTGGGCACGGAGGTATTCGGCGACTTCGCGGGCTAGGGCTTCGATGCTGGTGCCGGTGTCGGTCATCGTTTCCTCACGGTAGGGGGTGTGCGGCCACGTACTTTTCGACGGTGTGGGTCGTCTGCCAGATCGTCGCGGTAAGCCGGTGCGCGGAGCTGATCACCCGGTATTGGTTGTACTGGCCTTCATGCGCGCTGATCGTCACGGCGTCGACCGGCGAGAAAGTGTGGCCGTAGGGATCCCACGGTGTCGGCGACAGTCCACCGGTCGGGGTGCGGTGGGTGCCGGACTGCACGTCGACCGAATCGATGATCAGTTCGCGCGGGTCGGAATGGGCTTGCACCATGTAGGCGGCGGTATTCGCGGCGCCCACGTTCTCTGGCTGTCCACCCGTCACGTTGCCGTATAGCCGCATCACCGGCCCTTGCAACCCCCAATAAGCGATGTACCCCTGGGCGACGGCCTGGGAAGCCGCGCCGGTGGGGCCGGTCGCGTTGAAAACTGATTGGGTGATCAGAACGGCGGCGTCCGCGGTCACCGCGGGGCCGGCGATGATCTGTGACCGGTCCAAGGTCCGCGGATTGTTCGTTTCCCATCGGGCGTAGTTCAGGATCAGTGACCCGTTCGGTATGCCGGTGGTCGCCATGTTGTCGACACCCTGAGCGGCGAGCCAAGCGACCCCGTTCGTCGCGGCGTCGCGGATCACGGTCAGGTAGCCGGGCCACATGCTGCCCGGGTCGCTGGTCATCGCCGTAGCGGCGACGGTCTGAGACTGCCCGGCGATCGAGCTGGTGACCACCGGCAGGATCATGTTCGATCCGGGCGTGCCGGCCAGGTTGGCGGCGATCGCCGATAGCCGGGCGTTGGCGGACTGGGCCGGCCAGCTCGTCTCCGCGTTGGGGCGTGGTTCGGTCAGCCGTGCCGGCCATTGCGTACCGCTGAACACGCAGTCGGCGTCGGTCGGGTCGCCCGCCGCGTAGAGACCCCGGGCGAACGAATCGTAAAAGAACGCCCAGCACGCCCCGGTGGGCCGGTAGAGGGCGAACACGACACCGGCCTTGTTCAGATTGTCGAGCTTGTGGCCGGGATCCCAAAGCCGGATAGTCGCCTTGCCCGGCTGAATATCACCCCGGAAGGTGCCGTCGCCCATGGTGTGGGCGTCGGTGGTCCAGCGGGCTTCGACCAGGAGACCCATAAGGTCGATCGTCGGATTCTGGACGTTCGTCCCGTCGCCCAACTGGTACCACCAGCGCCATTCCGTCGACCAGTCGGGCACCGGCGGCGTGCCGGCCTGCCATTCCGCCCCGTCCCAAACGGTGCCGGCACTATCCCACGTGTTCGACACGGCCTACCGCCCGGCGAAGAGCGGGCGTAGCTCCGGGCGGACGTGGCGTCGCTGGTAGGTGCGAAGGGCTTGGTACACCACTTCGGGCAGGTCGTCGCCCGGCGTCGCGGTCACTTGCACGATCACCGTCGAGCTGGCCGGGCCGGCCGGCGCCGACGCGCTGAACGGGTTCAGCTTCGAAATGATCGATCCGCCCGGGATCTTCTTCAACCACCCGAGAGCGGTACTCACCGCGTGGCCTATGTCGCCGAGAGCGGATATCACGTCGCGGATGATCTGCTTCACCGTCGAAAGGTTCGTGATGATCACCCCGACCGGTCCCAGCAGCAGGTCGACGATCAACTGCCAGTGCTGGGCGATCCAATCGCCGAACGTCCGCAACGCGGACCACACGTCCTGCACTATCTGGCGGAACGGCTGAAACTTGTTATAGGCGACCATGATCCCGACGACGAGAAGGGCGATCCCGGCGATGATCAGCCCGATCGGGTTCGCGTCCATCACCGCGTTAAGGATCCCTTGGATGATCGCCCACAGTCGCATCGCCCCGACGACGGCCATGATCAGCCCGGCCAGAATCCCGATGATCGGGGCGAGCACCTTGATAATCGCGGTGTTGTTGCTGAGCCACGTGAACACCGGCTGAAGCATCGAAAGCAGACCCTTCAGGGCCGGAAGGAACGCTTCACCGACCGCGACCTTCGCCTGGTCGATCGATTCCTTGTAGCGGGCCATCTGCCCGGAAGCGGTCTGGCCCATCGCGTCGGCTTGGCCATGCACCGCTTCGGTGAGCTTGTTCATCAACGCGGCGCCGGTCAACTGCTTACCGCTGGCGTCGGTGGTGGCTATCCCCATTTCCTTCAGGGCACGGGTCGACCCGGTGCTGGCCTTCACGATGTCGTCGGCCGCGGTAGCCACATCGGTGCCCTTGAACGCGGCCAGGTCCTGGGCGGTAGCCAGATCCTTGTGTGCGGTCGTCGCGTTGTGTGTGGCGGCGATCAGCTTGGTGTAAGCGGCCACGTTGTCATCGGCCGACTGGCCGGTCTTACGTGACGATTTGTCGATCGCCTCTAACGATTCCTTCATGCCCTCTTGCGGCACGCCCGCGTTCTTGTACGCCTGGGCGAGCTTGGCCACGGCGGTCTCATGTTCCGCCGCCGCGTTGGTCGCCTCGCCCAGCGCGCCGAGAATGGCGCCGGCACCGGCGACCGCGGCGACCTTCATCGCGGTGTGCGCCCCGGTGACCTTCTCCTTCACCTTGTCGACCGTTTCGATCGCCTTGTCAGCAACGGCGATTATGTCGAACGTCAGCGTTGCGGCCTTAGCCATCGCCGGCCTCTTCGATCACTTCGACCAGGGTCGCCAGGTCGCGGGGATCTTCATCCCACAAGATCGACGGGGCGATCCCGAGTCGCACGGCGAGCTGCCCGATCAGTCGGCCGTAGCCGTCACGGTAGGGTCCGCGGTCGCCGGCACCGCCGGGTCATCGATCGGCAGACAGAACGGCACCGACGCGTCGAAAGCCGCCCAGCCCATACCTTCGATCATGTCGTGGCGGGTCAGGTACGCCCAAGCGGTCGCCCGGGCGTAACCGATCGGGTCAAGCTCCGGGTTCGCGTGCGCCCCGGCGCGGCGCATGTCCCGCTGATCCGCGTGCACTTCGTGGCTGGTCCCGTCGTCGAAGGTCACGGTCATGTTCAGGTACGGCAAGCCGGCCAGATTCGGGAAGCCGGTCGGGGTCATGGTCGGGGACGTTTGGGGGACGTTTTCGGTGGTGGTCATGTCCGCGATGCTGCCCGATCGATCTTCGATTGCACGGTGTCGGTGATCTTCGCCATCGGGTTAGGCGATCTGAGCCATGTCGCGGTGAGCCAAGGTTGCCGGCGGATCCCGTGGCGCGGGTATCCCCAATGGATCGGGGCCGCGTACGGGGCGGTAGCCACGATCCGGATACGGCGATCTTCGCCGCCCAAAGCCTGGTGGGAGCTGGCCAGCCGGCCGGTGCGTTTCGGGGCGGCGGCTTGGCCTTCGGCGAGCAGTTCGCGCGCCCCAGCGGTCAACGGCTCGCGCATGTCGGTGAACGTGGCGGCGACGTCGGCCAGCATCGCGTCGAAAGCCGCTTTGTTCGTGATGTCGATCGAGTAGCTGTCCGCCATCGGGTCAGCCGCCGGCCGGCGGGGTCCAGACGGCTTGCCCTTGGACTGGCCACGTGAACTTGGACGTGATCATCGCCCCGGCGGCTAGTTCTTCGGTGTCCCACCCGTCGACCACGCACGTGCCGGAAACGGTCGGCCCGGTGGCACCGGCCGGCAACCACTCGAACGGCAGTTCGTCGCCCACGTGGGCGTTGACGAAGTAGAAAACGCCCTGGGGGTCCATGAGATCCAGCAGGCACGACCCGGTTAGCGCCCACGACCTGGTTGCGGCCGCGGTGATCACGTCACCAGTCAGGACAGTGACCGGCGAATCGCGGGTGACTGTCTGCGGGGCGCCGATGTTGCTGACTTGGGCTTCCATCGCGACACCGGTCGACGTGTCACCGAGCTTCAAGGTTCCGAGTAGCCGGTTCGCTTGCGTTGCCATTTGCTTTACCTCCGGGCGGTGTGGTTTCGAGCACGGTCAGGTCGACCCGGTAGGCCGGCCACGTGTCGGAGCGGATCGTCAGCGACGTTCTGGTAGCGGTGAGGGCGGCGGCGGCGATCGGCCCCAGCGCGGCGAACACTTGATCGAGTAGGTCGGCGTCGCCGGCCAGATTGTCGATCCCGCGGATCGGGATCACGTACACGTAGAGAAGCGTCGACGTCCCGCCCTTCAGCGTGATCGCCGCATCGGAGACCTGCCCGATGGTGATGTAGGTAACCGGCGGGGTGATATCCCCATCGCGGACCGCGACACGCATACCCGCCGCGGTGAGCGCGTCGACGACTTCAGCGACGGTTACCGCGACACTCACGCGATCGCCGGCTTACCCCGGGTCATGATCCCGATCGCGACCTTGCGGTAGTAGGGGGTAGCCATCGGGTTAAGCGAATCGAGCCCTTCGGGCCGGTTCCGGTTCTCGTACCACCACTGGCCCATAAGCAGGATCCCTTCGAAGATCCCGGCGTCAGTCGCCCCGGCCACCGGGTCCAGCCCGTAGTTGACCGCGTCGGCTTGGGCGGCCGCGTTAGCCGCGGTGACCCGCGAAGCATCGTCGCCGTCCGTCAGTCCCAAACGGCCGGCAAGGTCAGCATCCGCGGGCCACCCCGTCGCCACCGGATCTAACGCTTCCGGCCGGATCCGCTCGAGCTGGCAGGATCGCCGGTCTCGTCGGCGATCGGCGAGCTATTCGTCATGAGCACGACCCCGCCGACGTACTGAGACCAGAACCCCACGCCCGAGTACTTCACCAGCTTCAGCACTTTGACGTTTCCGCCGGTGGTCGTGTCGGTGGTCCATTCCAGCCGGAAATTCATCACCGGCGTCGCGAAGCACACCGCCGCGTCAAGCGACTGATCCAGAACGAACGTCTTATCCGCCGGCATATACGGCCCCGGAAACGCGGGCACACCCTGAACGCTCACGGTGCCGTAGCCGGCCGAGCTGGTGCCCGGGGCGTTGATCTGCGGACCGTAGGGCAGTAGCGGCCGACCGGACCCGTCGTCGGCTTCCGCCAAAGCGATGTATTCCTTCGCCGCCGGCACGATCGCCGTGCCCATGTAGAGCGTCGACGCGGCCATCCGGGCGAGCTGGCCACGAAGGGCGGCGATGTAGCCGGGACCGTCCGCGTACGTGGCGCCCACGGCTGTCGACACGTTGGCGCCTTGGAAGTAGGTCACCGCGCGGCCTTCGACGTCGGCCAACCAGGCACGATCCAACGCGTCGAGTGCGATCCGGTCGATCTGCGGGTTGGACCCGAGAAGCAACTTCCGGCTGAAGAGGTACGCGCCTTCGACTTCGTCGATCGAGATTGTGTCGCTATCGGTGGTGATGTCGCCCGGCGTGATCGGGGTCACTTCGTCGACCGGCCGGCCAGATAGTCCGGTCTCAGTAGCGGTGCGGGGTACCTGAAGCGTGGTGAAGTCGGGGGTCGGATACTTGGCCAGGGCGGTGTAGAGCGGCGCCTTCGCCCCACGTAGCGGCACGTACCGCTCTGGTAGCCACCGGTCGGGCACCAGGGCCGGTTCGGTGGTCGTCGTACCGGTGGCGGCTTGGATCGTCGGCGGCATCGCGTTCGCGAAGCGGGCGACACCCGCCCGGAGCACGGCAGGGTCTGAGAGGGCGACCAGGGATCGCCGCCACCGGTCGGCTTCGATCGAGCCCGGATCTTCCATCGACTTGTACGCGTCCATCACGAATGACGGCCCGCCCATCCATTGGGGCACCGAGTACGGATAAGGGTCGGTCACCCGGGCGGCTGAAGCCGCGAGCGGTACCGGTGCACGCGCGCCGGCCACGGTCGGGATCACCGCACCAGCCGCCGGGGTTGCGGGTGTCACTTCGTCATCACCGCCGCCGCCGGGCAGGTCGTCGGTAGCCAGCGTGGCCACGGCGAGCGGTCCCGAGAAGCTAACGGTGATTGGGGTCGGAACATCGGACACGGCGGGTTCTCCTTCGGTCGGTGCGGCTGGCGGTACTGGTGCGGCGGCGATCACTGAAGCCACCCGGGCGGCGTCGAAAGCCGGTTCAGACAACAAAGCGACGTGCCGGCCCCGCGCGGCGGTCACGTAGGTGCCCTCCGCGCGGTCCTCCGACGTGATCACGTCAACGCCCACGCTGAACCCGTCGCGTAAGCCCTCTTGGGCGTCGGCCAGGATCTGGTCGCCGGCCGGGCCGGGCGGCACCCTAAACGTGGCTTCCAGTTCGGTGCCGGTGTCATTGGCGGACACGAACACGGCGACCGGCTGGGCCGGGTCGTGATCGAGTACCAGTTTCGACCGTTCGCCCAGGATCACCGACCCCGGGGCGAAAGCCACGATCTGGCCGGTGCTCACCGCGGCGAACACGTCCCAAGGGACCACCGGTCCGCTGATAGTCCGCGACGGGCGGTCGGCACGGATACCAGCGGCCGGCGCGGCCAAACGTATCTCAGACATATGTTCTCGCCCTTCTCTACGGTGCGGCCGGTGCCGGCGTGGCGGGTGTCGGGCGGGGCGGCGGCGGGGCCGGCACCGCGCTAGAGGGCGGCGGGGCCGGCGTGTCGGTCGGAAGTGCGGTCGGGTCCGGCTCGTCGGGCATGGTGATATCCAGATTTAGGGTCGTGGCGAGCTGGTCGACCAGGGCCGGCGGGGCGCCGGACTTCAGGGCGCCCACCATCACGTCGACACGCTGAAGCAAGGTCAAGCGGGTGAACGCGTCACGGTCGAACTGGACGTACTGGCCGCGCGGGGTCACGTCGGTCGCCGATAGCCGCCCTTCGATCGCCCGGAGGTAGCTATCAAGGCAATCGTCTAGGAACGCGGCACGGTAGTCCGCCTGGTTCGTGTACACGTAGCTCGACGAGCTGCCCATAGCGGCGGACACCAGCGTCGGGTTGACACCGGTCATGCGGGCGAGCTGGGTCGCCATGTACTGGCGGGCTTCGATCATCTGAAGCTCCGCGGATGACCACCCGAGCACGCGGGCGTCAAGGTTCTGCGGGGTGTACGCGGTCGCGCCCTGTTGCCGCGCGCCCTTCCAGTCGTCGACCAGCTCCTGGGCGGCGAGAGTCGACAAGGGTTCGCCGCCGGTCTGGTGCAAGTCGATGTTCGGCAACGGTTCGCCGGCCGCGGTCGCCGCTGAGGTTTCCAGATCCAAAGCGGCTTGGATCGTCGCCGCCCCGTAGTTGCAGATCCCTTCGTGCGGTCCGTCGATCACCACGACGTCGGTAGGCGGGACCACGAACCCGAGATAGTTCACTTCGGTGTTCAACCACATCGTGCCCCACGCAAGGGTTAGCGGGTCGTAAGTGAGCTGGCCGGGCTTGACCCGGCGGAACATCACCGGGAACCCCGTCGAGTCCCTGCCCAGCACGATCAGCGTGCTCTTGCCGTCGAAAAGCAGATCATCGATCACCCACGACCAGAACACCGACGACGGGATAGCCGGCGCCGGGTCGGGGTTCTGGCACCAGCCCGGGTCGAGCTTCACATCACCGGTGTCGGTGTTCGTCCGGTACCGCTCCAGCGGCATCGACGCGACACCACCGGCGAGCTGAGCCCGGATATAGGCCAGCGTCGGCACCGCCATCGCCGACGAACGTTCCATGTTGGAAAGCCCGCCCAGCCACCCGCCGCCCATGTCCGGCATACGCGGCCGGTGCTGAGGGCCGGCCGGCACCGGCCATTGGGGCGGACTGTCGGCCGCGTCGATATCCCGGGACCGGCGGCGTAGTCGGAGCTTCACTAGGCCCTTACTGTGAAGTAACTACCTCCGGTCGGCAACTATCACGAACGGGGCCGGGATCCGGGGCGTCGACCTTGCGGCCCAAGCCGCCAAGGTCACGGCGACGAGCGGGGCGATCGATCCGTCACTATTGCGCCGGGACCACGCCCACCCGTCCCCAAGTGGGCGTCGCCCGGCACCACGTAGGGCACCGTCAAGTATCGCCTGGGACCGGTGGGCGACGGTCCGGTTAGTGATCTGGTCGATCAGATCGGCGCACGCTTTGGCCATTTGCCCGGCCGACGTTTGCAGCACGTCGACCCCGGCCAGCTCTAGGCGGGTGGCGATCGTCCCGGCGTTCAGGGCGTCGGCCACCACCAAGCCCGCGCGGTTCGCTTGGCGCCACGCTTTGGTTTCGCGTTCGATCCAGCCGGTGCCGGAACGGTCGTCGACCACTTCGACCACTACCCGGCCGTCGCGCGCGACCCCGGCGGTCGCCATCGAAGCGGAGGATCGATCGGCGGCGACGTCGAAAGCCAACACCGCCGGGGCCGCGGTGACTTCCAGATCCGCCAAGCTCGCCCAAGCCGCGAGGTCGACACCGGTTTTCAGGGCGCGGGGTCGGGGCCAAACGTTGAGCACCGACCGTTCGAAAGCCGCCACCGTCGACGACCTGGCCAGCTCCGCGGCTATCGCCGCTTCGGTGATCGTGTCGCCCAAAGCCGGGTGGGCGGTCCACCAGGTGGCCGGGCTGGTCGGGTCGTACTCGGGATCGTCGGGGTCGGCGCCCCAATCGAAGATCGCTATCGACGGGTCGCCGGTCGCTAAGGCTTGCTCGCCGCGTTCTAGCCAGCCGTCCCACCACGTCGACGCGATCGTCCCGCCGGCCGACACAATCCATGTTTGGGATCCGGGCCGGGTGAGCTGCGCCGGGAACACCGCCATTTCGACACCGGCCCCGGCGTCGAGGTCGTGCGCCCAGGCTTCATCGATCACCGCCAGGTCGACGTTCGTCCCATGTAGGGCGGCTTCGATCGGTGGGAAGCACGTCACGGTGGTGTTCAGGGACTGAAGCTCGAAAGACTCCGACCCCGCGCGGAGCGAGACCTTCAGCTTCGGGCGGGGTCCGCCGGCCAGCCCGCAACCTCTGAGGATCGGTAGCCATTCACGGCGGAACGTGCGGCCCGCGTCGCCGCCGGTCTGCGCGGTGTACCACGACTGAGACCGTGGCTGGCCCAGGCACCGCCGGCAAAGCTGGGCGAGGGCGAGGGCGGACTTACCGGCCCGGCGGGGCACGTGAAGCACCACCAGCGGGTGGACCATTTCGCCGGTCGGGGTGACTTCACCGGCGACCCGGTTAACCGCGGACTGCCACGCTTGCATCGGCCGGCCGAAAAGCGCGGCCCCGACCTTGTCGGTCGCCGGGCCAAGGGTGGCGACCCCGGGCGTCGGTTCAGTCGCTAGGCGTGGTGGGACCCGTAGCCGCAGCCAGTAGCTGGTCGAAAGCATCGCTCACCGGCCCACCGACCCCCCGCAATCTCGCCTCTAGCTCGCCGGTCAGCCGTAGCGCTTGGGCTTCGTGGTACTCCTTGCCCTCACCGCCGCGCAGCTCGTCGCACCGATCCGAACACGTCCGCAAGAGGGCGATCAGCAACGTGTCGGCCGGCTCGACGCGGCCCAGCTTGCGAAGCTCGCGCACCGTCCGGTCCGTTGCTTTGCGGATCCGCTTCACCGGCTTAGGGCCGGTGTCCAGATCGAAGAGCGGATCCTGAGGCACCACCACCGAATCTAGTTACGGTGGGGGTGCTGGCCCTGGTCCCGTGACGATCTGTCGCCCCTTATCGTCCGCCCGGGATCGGGGCCGGCCTTAGTCGGGCAGTAGGGGTTCCGTACCTAGCGCCATCGCCGCCCAAAAGGTCTCAGTCACTTCGGACCGTGCCGGTTCCGGCATCACACCGTGCTCCGCGCGGTATAGGTACATCTCGGCGAAGAGCGACGGCGCCACCAGTAGGTCCGGGTTCACTTCGGGGTGTAGCGCGTGGGCGGCTACCGCGCGATCCGCTGCCCGATCGAAGAGGGCTTGGGCGATTGGGTCGGGATCGGCGTCGATTGGCCCGAATCTAGTTACATCGTTTGGGGTTGGGCTTGTTCGGGGGAGAAACGGCAC